CAAGGCGATGGCGAAAACGATCCGCAAGGCAACGACGGGACTGATCCCAAACGTAATGATCTGGGAAGCAGGATCGGTCATTGCAGACCCAAGCAACGACAAGGTGCTGGCAAAGCGGGCGCGTCAGTTCGCCCAAACGTATCTGGATATTTGATTTGCAGTTTTGAATAAGGAGCTACCAATGTCTGCTTATCCAGTCGGGCCATTGTTCGAAGATGGCCGAAGGAAGCTATTCAGATCGACCGATCCTGAAACGAGCAAGGAGGCGGCGAACAGGGTGACCCCTGTTCCCAAGCTCCCGATCATTAGCAAGCGAGCATCGTTTGTAGCAATGATTATGCGGGACCAGATCCGTAGGACTGACGAGGAAATTGCGATCGCCGCCAGGCTCTTTTCCGACTATCGCTATACGGAAAGCAGCCTAAGACATGGGAGGCGGGAACTGGCCGACGCCGGTTTCATCTTGGATACAGGGGTAAGACGTTCGACGACCAATGGTCGCCAGGCGATCGTCTGGCAATACTGTACGACGGCAGCCACGATGCGAGTATGGGGCGACGACCAGCCGCCACAGAGGGCGGCTAGGAGGCCGCTGTAGCCCCGACGTCGGCGAAGGGGCATGGACTCGCAGACAGATACAGAAGCCGCCCAGGGGGTACCCTATGGCCTGTCGGGTTGTCTTAGGAAATCAGCTTTGGACATGCGGCTGCCCTCTGGCCTGGTGTCCATTTACAGGACTAAGGCGGGGCGATGGCTCATAAGTACCCTACGGTCAAGGAGCTAGATCGACTGGTCGAATGTTTATCGGCTGAGGTCAAGGAGATAAAGGCAGCGCTCAAGCCGGAGTGGACGTGGAGGACAGAGTTGATAATGCGGGTGACGAGGATCGAGCAGGCAATCGAATGTATGAGAGTTGATTCCGAGGCGCGCGAGGTTATAGCGAGAAACGATCCGCTACCGATTGCCCGTACTCAAACCGATGTCTAGCTTACGGTGATCGACGATCCTGGGTGGAACAAAGCGACGCCGCCGTTGTAGTTGATAGGGTTGGAGAACAGAAAATTGCCCAACCCGCTCTGTATGTTCAACTCGGCCCCCTCGAATATATTCAGCGTCGTAAAGGTCGCGGATGAGTTTGTATTCTCGCGACCGTCTATCCTGCCGTACAGATTGGTGGTCGTCATGGCGCCGCTGGTCTTATGTACCACAACACCAGACGGATGGACTTCTAGCGTGCCGACTGTTGCAGCACCATCTATCGTAAGCACACCGCCGAGAACGTCTGTCGTCCCTGAACAGTTCGAGCTAATCGTAACGCGCCCCGTTTCTATCAGGCCGGTGGTTATACCCGATACGCTTGCATCGATAACAAGACTAGCGCTGTCGGCTCCGACCATCTCGTAGGTAACGAGGCTCCCGTTGCTATTTACTGTTACCGTTCCCTGCCCGCCCCGAATCTTTAGATTGGTAAGCGCGGTCGCTGACGAGTTTCTCCACGAAAGCATAGTGGGGGATGCGATGCCGTCATTTACGCGAACATTGGTCCATGTGCCAGCCATATAACACGACGTCCCACCGCCAGAAAACTCGAACAAGCCGCCGTCAATATCGAGCCAAGTGCTAGACGTGCCGATTGATCCGGTATATCCGCTGCCGATCTTTAGCGTAATCCCAGTAAGGCCAGTCGTAAGATTATCGGTTATGTCAACAGTACCAGAAGCGATAACAGCCGTATCGTTATTGGCCGGAACACCGCCAGTACCAGCACCCCCGGTCCAGTTGGATGTATTGTTCCAGTCACCGTCTACGTCTTGCCATACCGCAGTTGCCATCCGTCAACCTTTCACGCGCGCCATGCGACCTTCGTGGCGTCCCAAATAGATTTCATCGCAATTATTACTGCATCCCACGAAACTTTCAGCTTCAGGATACACCCGCATCCAGTGTATCCCCCCTTCGGCTTATCTTTATTCAACATGGCCCTATACCATCTGATCGGCTTGGGAACCCCTATCCATCGAATACCTAGCCACTGATGGATCTTTGCCTTCGACTTGCTGCATTTTGAACAGCCGTTACTCGACACCTTACGCGGTGGCGGGATATGTATTTTGTCGGCGTCCTGGGTAATCTCCCTTACTTCGGTAATGGCCGAAACGTGGGACGATTCAACTCGAGCCGTATATGCACGCCCGTCTGGTTCCCGCCAGTTTAGTCCTATTTGTACCATGCGTTCTCCTTTGCATGCAGACAATCCCCGGTTCGGGTTGGCTAGGAAATCGATACCGATGTCAGCCAATCATACTCGGAGCCGATGACCCATCCCGAACCCGGAGGACATCCGCAGAACGAAGCAGAATCGATAGCGTCTTTCAAATCAACGCCCCCGTCTGTATAGACGAAAGCATAGCCCTGATGTATCGGCCCGCAACTGCAACAAAAAGTAGCAGGCGGCGACAGGCCCTTCCGGCAATATACCTGAATATAGATCAACCACAATCTGTCGCCAGTTCCAGCAGAAAACCCTTGGCACCGTATTTCGGCGTTGTTGATCCGCAAGTCTGAATCACATCCATTATGAGGCGGACCATAATCTTTGTCTGACGCATTTATGTACCAAGCACAGTCGTTACCGCTTCCCGTCGATGTCTTGTGAAGCGTTACAGTAAAGCTAGTCCGACAGTCTGTGCATTCGTCGGTGCAACTGTCCCAAGGGTCAAGTGGGGAACCGCCGCATGATGGGTCAGTATTGCAATCGCATAAGTGGCCGCAGCCTTCAAGTTGGAACGATGCTGTAAGTTGTATCGTTTCGGGACACTCGTTTTCGCAAACGTAATCGTGTCCCACATTTTCAACATAAAGATAACCGCAATGGCTCGCGCACTCGCAACACTCGCCGCAACTTCCGTGCTGCAACGCGCCGGACTGTAACCAGCCCCCAGGCAAATCGTCTTGAGTGATATTGTTACCATCAGGCTCCATACAGCAATCGTCTATCTTCATGGCATACCGGCCCTGCGAGTTATCATTCGCAATGCCTTGGCAATGCCGATACCTATTGGTTTCAGGACCGCCCGCAGCCTCGCAAGTTCCGTCGTCGGGCTGACAACCACAAGCGACCATCTTTTGATAACACCCGCAGCAGTCGTCGCATGAATCCCATACTTCGACGATACCGGCGCGACTTACCCCATAGCAGACCGTCAGATCACCGGGGTCGGTTATCTTGTCATGCCCCGGACTGACTTGATAACAATAATGCGGTGGGCAAGTAGAACGAAAGCGCGCCTCGGTAGCAAACCCAGGCATATTCTCAGCGTGAAAGCAAGGTACCGCGATTTCCTGGTGGTCGGTGCAGCCGAACCCGCATTGCTCGCAGTCGCATATAGTAGCGACGTAATAGCAAAACTTCGGCGGGTCGCAATCGGTACAACATGGCCGCACATTAGACATTAGCCGCCGCCGCAGTTTCCGTCGTGCGCATTGCTGAGGAAGAACATCGGACGAAAGGTACCGTCAGTCTGTAGCATAAAGAACATCGGTACGACTGGCCGTCCTTGTATCGGCTGCGGTTCGAAGCCGCCAGGGTAGTTGATCGAGCCATCGTCAGGGTCTGCGATAACCCCCGGTGCTACCAAGTTCGTGCCAGCGATCCGACCGTTGTTTGCTTCGACCCCGTTCAATGCATAATTATTTCCGATCGTCCCTGACATCACCGTGCCGCGAGTAATGTCGATAACGGAATAATCGTTATCGGTTGCGTCGTCTATCTCTACTCGCTGCCAGGGGTATCGCCAAGCAACATCGAGGCCCGCATCATTTTGCCTTAGAGCTACAGGACCAAGCCCGTCGCCTGCTGTGGATGCGTCGTCTATCCTCGCCCATATAACAGTTTGCATCGCTTGCGACTGTCCCTCAAGCCGTTCGAGCAGTCGCGGTATCCTCGCGATCTCTTGCAGTAGAGGATATAGCTCCTCAAACTCTACGGCATTGCGTGCATACCGTTTCCATAAAGCGACATCGAATAAACCAAGGCCGCGAGTAATATCGGGGATGTCGCCGCCACGACTCATACCGTTAGCCCTAGCTGGCCGAAATCTGCGACGAGCGGGTATGGCTGAACATGAAATACTGTTAGCGCCACATCCTCATAGTTCACCCCGCCGTAAGTAACCGGGTTCGAGCTATCGGACAGAATAACCTTGGCGGTTTGCCGATCGAGTTTGGGTAGCTGTCGTAGATGAAAGAAGTCATCCCATGCAAATCGATGAACGACTCGGTAAACAGTCGAAGATAGACGCTGCGTATTCGCACCGATATACAGCAGCTTTCCCGGCTGTGCCGCCAAGAACGTCTTGTCGTTACGCTTGTTCGACAGCAGACGATAAACCGACCTGGGGGGTGTACCGGCAATGATATTCGTTACCTCTGCCGTCGATACCACGAGCGAGGTGCTTATGGGCTTGCCCACAGAATCTACAGGTTTGCCTTTGACGTCTAAAGTCGAAAGCGGATTGTCTACCTCGATCGGAGTATCGACATTCGTTCTCCATGTATCGACAAAAATTGACGACACCGTATCGGATATTCCTACGAACCCAACCTCTGTTTCGTCTGGTGGGCCGAGGTCCGTTCCAGGTATCGGGATTGGCATATAGTCGTAAACAATCTGCCAACCAGTACGCGAGCCGGATTCCTCGATAGGCGATCCACTGTAACCTACTGCCAAAAGACTTGGGTTGTTAGGGTGCAGATCGCTGCCGACCCTTGGCGGCCTGGTCCCGTTACTGCTCGTTCCCGAATTGTCCGTAACCCGCAGAGCCATTTCAAGGTTCGGAACTTCTCCAGCCGTCCCGACGACTTGTATCACCCTGCTTCGGGTCGTTCTGCTGTCTTGCAACTCGCCGCGATCCGAACTTGTGATTTCCCTTACGAAGATACTCATGTAAATGCCCATCCTCGCGTCTCATCTCCGAGGTGGCGTGTATTGCGTTCGATAGCGTTCAAACTTTCGGCCTGCTCCTCTTGTATTCGTTGCATCCGATCACGCTGCGCTGCCTTGAACGATCCCGTTGCAGCTTGTATCGTTTGAACGAGCGACTGGGCAACTGCTGCTATCGGATCTGCTGCTCCCCCACCAAGCCCGCCAGGAATCGTCGGCTCAGGTAATCCGGGTCCACCTGGGCCACGGCGACGTCCCATTAGACCACCGGGAAACTCCAGCTCAAAGATTCGCCTGCGTTCGTCGATTCGCAGTTTATCAATTCTTACCTGTGAGGCTGCGGCTTCCTTTTCGCGCTGCCTTGTTAGGTCAGCCTCGCGCGTATTGATGCTCGCTTGACCAAGGTTTAGTTTTGCTTGTATGCCTTCAGGGTCGATCTTCTTCAATAATGCGCCGATCACCATGTTTCCGGTCGGACCCAAAACCGGTAACGGACCTCCAAAAAATTCGGCGAGAGGCTTTGGCGTCATTTCCGACACTTTTTTCAGAGCGTTCAAAACAGGGGCGAACACTTTCGTAAAGACTATTTCGATACCGGCTTGCACCTTGTTGGCGAAAGCGATTACTATTTTGTCCCATAGCGGCATGAACATAGTTATGAATAAATGCTCAATCTGAGCGAGAGCGATCTTGGCAGCCGAAACAAGTCCCTCGAATGGATTCAGAGTAAAGAATCCGGTGGTGCCGGTAAACTCCATAATGGATTCACGAAGTTTGTCGAATACTTTGCGAGCGAACTCGGCGGCAGGGGCGACTTTCGTTTCTAATACCTTGACGATCTGTGTAAGAATCCCTATGAAACCCCCGCCTGATTTCAAGAACTCAGTACCGATCGTATCGCCAAGGTTTCTCAACGCGCCCTGCAATGCTTTTACCTGCATTGCAAACTTTTCTTGCGTTGCAGCCGCACTACCAATTGCGCCTTGATCCCCCATCGCTTTCATAATAATCGCGAGCCGTGCAATAACCTTCTGCTGCTCTGTTGCACCCTGCGTTGATTTCTTGAATCCTCGCCGCAGTAATTCCTGATCCAACGAAGTTTGATCGATATTTACACCGAACTGGGCAAGTGCTATGCCGGAACCGGATATCGCCGAAATGAACTTGCCCATCGCCTCGTCATCAGCCATTTTGTTCCATGCAGCAAAATCAATTACTAGCTGAGTCATCGTCGTAGATAAATCAGCCGCATCGTCTTTTGCAAAACCGAATCCAATAAAGAACTTCTGGAATGTAGCGACCGCATGTCTTACTTCGGTACGAGATCGCGTCAATGTGTTTACGAGTGTATCGACGAACTTCGTAGCCTTCGGCAGAGCGGAACCCATAGTGATTTCAAAGCGACGGAGCACCATCTCAGCATCGCTTGCCATTGATATAGTCTTTTTGATCCCGCCGGTAACTATGGTGCTTAGCCTTGTCCCCCACTGTTTAGCGAAGCTCAAGAAGCCGGTAAATATACGCCGCAGCTTTACAAATGCTGCACCGATTCCGAGAACCACAGCAGCGCCTGCCGCTGCACCGATTCCAGCTGCGCTCGCTACAGTCAAGCCTCGCGCTTTTTTTAGGTCGCCCTGGAGCTTTACCGTACGCGCGCGAATCTCAACGAATGCTTCGGTAATCTTAGCCATCGACAGACTCGTTTTGCTTTACGCCCATGTGTTGCAGGAAGTTGCGTATCTCTTGTGGGTCGGTTATCTGACCACCGCCGTCCGACGAAGTACCGCCCCCGCCCCCTTGCTTCATCGATTCAACCATCTTCTTGTCGTGTCGAGCTAGTGCTCGCTGATACTGTACCAGTTGTTCAAGCGTGATATTCTCGAACTGATTCGGCGAGCACTGAAAAGATAATGCGAGTCCAACCACCAGATCCCACCAGTTTATATTTCCAAAGGGACGGGATCAGACCGGATGCCTATAGCTTCCCTTTCCGTTTCGGACATATCTCTGATCTGTTCGACCATCTCGCATAATGCTTCGTAAGATCCTGCAAGGGTTACGAGTTTCGCGCGTAAATCTTCTTCCTCGGGCATAGCCTTGATGGCGTCCATAACCTCGTGCAACTGAACCAATCCGCCGACGAGCCTGGCTGCATCTGCTTTCGTAATCGACTTGTTATGGTCCTGCATCGCGCGCCATACGAGGTGGGTCATTCCATCGACTGAGTTGGCGTGGTCTAGCATCTCACCAAGATCGACGATCACGTTCGCCTTGCGTCCCTTGCTCTGATTGATAAACGAGCAGAGCGACGACCAGTGAGATAGGCCAAGCTGGCTGACCGGGTATTCTTCCCCGTCGGTCATTACAAACTGGATCGGCTGCGGTGATACCGAGTTTATGCTTCCGTTATTCGCCATATATCATCCCGTCCTGGTTGTAGTTACTGCTCCATCGCCGACCCATGTAAACGTGATCTCGTTTCTTGAATCGACCTCGCAACTAAGATCGATACCCGTCACAATGATGTTACCTGTAATCGCGCCGTCTGATGATGCGCCGTCGTCGAAGCCAAAAACTGCCGCCGCAGCCGCCGCGCCGATCTGGAACTCGTTTAGCGTTGCATCTGATGATCCAGATACGCCGGTAATACCATCGCTGTCAAGGCCGCCGGTATATGTTCCCGACCAAGAATGAACGCCGGTAATGTTCGTCGTCCAGGTGTCCCCGATCGCCGAGTTGTCGAACGAGTCGGCCTGAATGGTAACCGTCCAGTTGCTTATTTTAGTGACATAACCACCGCTGAAAGTGATTAGCCCTTTTGTTCCCGTAAGAACTGCCATGTCGTCGTATCCTTATCAGCTTCTGTTTACTAGCCCGCAGTTGTCGGTGGCCCACCAGCAACCCAAGTGAATGTGACCTCGTTTTTGCCATCCCTGTCGCAAGTGAAATCTGCGCCGGTAGTAATGATATCGAGTTGAATCTTGCCCCCGGTACTATCGAAGATGAACTGGGCATCGGCTGCTGAGTCGCCGATATTTAGTTCAGCTAGCGTAGCATCACTGGCACCGTTCGTCGCTGTAATGTTGGCGCTGTCTAGGCCGCATGTATATGTCCCGGTGACATTATGCCTGCCGGTTATGTTGTTTCGCCATTTACTTCCGAGCGCGGTGTTGTCGAACTGTGCAGCGTCGATACGAACACTCCAGCCGGTGATCTTGGTCGTGTAACCGGCGCTGTGTGTAATGCTGCCGCTCTTACCTGTCAGAACTGCCATTGTCGTTCCTTACGATTCGTAGCCACGGAATAGGTAATCAGCCTGGATAAGCCAATATTGGTCGTCGATCACTGGCCCCCTCTTTATATCTAACTCTGCGGGCATCTCGTCGATATTCGACATGGTAACGATAGCCCGATGGAGGCGTGCGTGCAATTTGTCATAGGTATCCAAGCACGCCCTCGCCCCTGATGCCTTGGTGTCCCATATCGAAAACTGCACCGATGTGTTGAAACCATCCTTGTCAAAGGAGTCCTCGTCAACGGTATCGATAATAAAGTAAACGACATACGGCGTCGTCGGGGTTGCATTGGTCGGCGTCTGTCCGTGATACAGGCGACCGGCGGCTGATGCAGTGCCGCCGATAGCAGTATTGAAAGTGCTGTCCGCCGTCAGATATGAGTAAATGCCGTCAACGATGTTCAACTCTGCTATCGCCATCAGTCGTCACTTTGCGTATCTGTTGAATCGTCTACATTCTTCTTACTCTGAGGCTTCGCACTGTTCGGCTTGCTCGATCCTTTGCCGTAATTCCTACACTTTTCGTTTGGGCATTTGCCACCTCCGAGGCGGTAGTGACAAACTGGGCAGCGGTGACTATTCATTAGCTTTTGCAACCTTTCGCAGTAAGGGCTTTATACGCCTCATGGATTTCGTCAGGGCTGGTCGCAAATACGGGCGAGGTTCCATCTGGCTCGTTCCCAACTCTAGCCATCTTCCGTAAACGAGATTCGTTCCGACCCGGCCTACCAGTTCCTTTTCGTCTTTCAATACCTCATTCTGTATTGATCTGCCAAGTGTTCCTGTTCGTTTATGAGGCGGATCGCCAGGTGCAGATGCAGGCGGATATGCGGCGAGGTTGAGTAATAGCTTGGCTTCGGTTTCTACGATGATTGCTGCTCTAGCCATCGCCTCGCGAGCTACCCCTTCCATTTCTTTACGAAAAGAATCCCAATCGCGCTGGCTATTGTTTCCATAGCTCGTTTTCTTGAAGAATCGTACTTTTCTATTTCTTTGCGGCTTACTCATCGACGTCTTGTTCCTCGCACTCGCATGTAACCAGCCTGCCCTGTTCGTCGATATTCCTAACGCCGTGGATAATCAGATATCTCGACACTCCGTAGGTATCGGAAAAGCGTAACCGATCAGTCGAAGCGCTTATATCAATACCGCCGGGGAAATATACCCGGTGTGTTATAACCGTTGTCTCGTTAGAGTAACTGTTACGCTGCTGGCTAGACAAAGGCTGGATACGTCCCTGCAAGACATGGTGCGATGCCCATGTTTCAACCGATCCGCCGCTGGCGTCCCTAGCCGCACTCATTCTTTCGACAGATAGCGATGTGTTGCAAAGCGAATCGATACTCATACGCGCCACCTCATGGCGTGACCCGCTGGTACATATTCGATAACTTGGCCGCAGCCGTTTCGGCTACTGCTGCTGTTGTCGCGTTATCTGCTGCTGTCCATGAATAGTCGCCGAGCGATTCAGACTTGAGGCCGCCGGTCCTATCCTTTTCTGCCCAGGCATCCCGTACCGCTTCGATGATCGCTTGTTCCACATCAGAGGGGATCGTCGTAAAGCCTGCGGTATAGTCTATTCGCGCCCTGTTGTATCCGTTCCATATCGCACCAGGCCATCCGGCACGAATCGAGTCGCCCCAAAATGTAATCACCCCGGCTTCGTACTCAACGGAATAGTCTCCGACAGAATCATCCCAAGCCTCTAGCCTAACCGTCTTGTTCTTAGTGTCCTGCACGCCCCGTCGTTCGAGAAACGCAGACGGCCTTGAGTTGATGGCCGTTGCGGTCCATCCAGATAGTGCGCTGATCGTGGTTGCCATTGCGTCAGTCGTAACATTAGACGCGAACGTACTTGTCGTTGTTGTAGTAGTAGCACCCACCCGCGAAGTGGTAACGACGGCGGTATCGGTCACCTCAACGCGGGCATGGGTGTCTGAGCCAGAATAACTCATATCAATCGCGTGCTCTGTCTCAAACGACAGCATCGTGACTTGAGTTACGTTTGGTTGGCGTAGTACCAACTCGACTCCGATGGACGGAAGTGTGTAAATCTCACTAAAGTCTGTGCTGAGTATGTCGCGACTTAGTGCAGATTCAACTCCGTCCCATATATTCGTTATAAGCAGATCAAGCAATTCCTCGTTCTCGTATAGCAACGTCTGCTCGTTTGCAGATCCGAAAGCACTCGTAGCATCCTTGCGTACCAGTGCCGTCGTATCTGCCGCAGACTCTCCAAGCAATGTAGCGACCCACCCTTTCGATAGCGCATTGATCTGCGCTACCATTTCGGTGAGTGTATCTTTGTTGCTATCCGCCATTGTCATAGTGTCAGTACCGGCATTACTGCCGCCAGTGATAACTAGGACGATCGTTGACGAGGTAACCGCTACTGTAGCCGCCGTTGCACTACTAGATTCATCGTGATAAATCGCAAGGCCGGATGCATGAAAGCGCGTGTCGTCATCCTCGATACCGATAACGAGCTTGGCCTTACTTCTTAGGTCGTCTAGTTGTGCTGACGAAAGATCGCTCATCCGACAACATCACCGATGATATAGAAAATCGCGCGGCCCTCTTTTGAGTTGCCAGCGTTAGCTATGTCGAAGGTTACAGTGCCTGCTGCCGCGCAATCTACAGCCGTTGCGACATTCAGCCCGGTAATTTCGCTGTTAGACGTATCCCGGTTAGCGCCGTCACCGTTCAAAAGATCAACACCCTCGGCATCCAATACCTTGATGTCGTAGTTGTCTGTCGGTGCGGTCGAGCCTGGATTCGTAATCAGTTGAAAGACACGACCATAAATCTGCTTCGTGGATGCGATACTAACAGTGCCTGCGGAATCATCCGACACCCAATCGCAAGTCCAAGTTTTGACGTAATGGGCCGTATCCCAACTTTGTGTAAGTGAACTGCCAGCCATTGTTGTATCGCTCCTGGTTGACTCCTATCGATTAGACGGTTACGCGGTTGCAGGCTCGAGAATACCACTGGTCGCGAGCGTATGCTGCACGTAGTAGTTCTCCAATGCTCCTAAGCGGCCTTCGGTAATGCCCTGGCTTGCGTGACCGCCTGTGCATCTGTTGTTAGCACAGATGCCAGTTGCAGTTGCCGCCATAGAAATACATGCGTCGGCGTCGGTTGCAGCATTGTAAACATAGTTGTTGTAGATGGAGCAAAACGTCACGACGCCCGCGCCGCCGATACACATTGTTCCCCAATCGCCCGTCAAAAGGTTATTGCGGACAATATGACCGTCGCCGGTTCCTGCGAAGTTGATAAAGTGCGTGTTCGCAGCATCAAGGAGCTTGCAGGAACAATCCTCGATCGTGATACGATCCGAGTCCGTTCCGCTGGCGTCTTGAATCCAGATAAGCGCGTTCATGTTCGTCGCTGTTTCGAGAAACCTGCAACCCCGCATTGTGAAATCGTCCGCATTGACGTCGATCGCTGCAACGATGTCGGCGTAGTTTGCCGAGAACGTAATGTTCTCGACAAGTACGTTAGCCGCATCAATGTCTACGTCGGCGGAGGTCGCCGTATCTAGTGTCACGGTAGGCATGTCGGTGCCGTGGCCGATACCGATAAGAGACATCCCGGCAACGTCTAGGTCTAAGCCGCCCGCAGCCGATACTGTTTCGGCGTGGCCCGGCATGGCATAAATAATGTCGCCGTTGTTAGCCGTGCATTGACTAACTGCAAAGTCGATCGTGGCGAATGGAGAATCGGGACTCTGCCCGTATCCTGCACTATCACCGTTGCTCGACGAACCGCTGTCAACATAGAAGCGATTGCCAGTCGAGTGTGCCATGTCCTCGACAGTCGAGAAGCTAGCGCCTGCTTGCTTCTTTACGAATAGTCCTGAACGTGCCATCTCGGGTTACTCCGGTGTATGGGTTGAAGCAAACCTCGCGCCCGCTTAGGCAACGAGTTGAATTGTGGAAAGGTACGAGCGACCGGAAGGACGCCCGCACCAATAAGAAACGCCCGCAGGCGGTTGTTTTACGACAGGGCAGACACTGGTGCCTCTTGTCCGTGCCGTGGTTCGCTCAAGTAATAGATCGCGCTACCAATTTGCGACGTACTGCCTACATCAGCAATAGTCAACTGCACAAAATCGAATCCTCCGTCTGCATCAAGATCATCTGCATCGATCTCGACGACAATAAGCTGCTCGTTCTCGCCGCCTGAGGTAGAGTTATAAGTTTGTGCTGCCGATTGCGTTTGCTTCGTAGCAGTACCGACCGCAGATAGGGCGGTGCTACCTTCCTTTTCATAAATGTCGGTAAAGGTCAATGCCTTCGAACTCGTACCAGCATTGTCGGTCGCCTGATTGACAGTAAGGGTAATATCCTCACCAGACGCACCGACTCCGGTGCTTACGACGATCGACAGGTGGTTGTAGTTTGCCATCGATACCCAGTCGCCGTTGTTCGCTCCCGTCGCCAAGTTGATTGGTACGATTGCCTGGACGAACTGGCCGTTTTCTGAAAGTCTCATAATTAGATTGCTCCAGTATCAGGCGCGAGTTGCAAGCGTTACGAACGGGCTTTGGGTATTCGAACCCTTGTACGGGGTGAGTGCTGCCTGCCACCAGGGCTGGCCGTCCCCTCGCATCGTCGTCTTGAATGCTACCTCGTCTGTAGTAAATTGAACGTGGATTGACTGAGCAGAGGTCATGCCCCTTCGCTGTGCGTAGAGGTATTGCGACATGTCCGCCAAGATGATATCGCCGACCGTTCCAAGTGTCGCGCAGGCTTCGACCGGGATAACCGGCCTACCCATCAGGCGACCGAACGGCGTACCGGCTGCTCCATCAGCAGGCATATAGACCGGCAAGCCACCAGTGCCGACCGATAGGCTCATGGTGAACAGTTGCGGCTCGATATCCTGATTGATAAACCAAACGGCGTTAGCGCGTGAACGTCCCCACATACGCGAATACATTTTGGATACGTTCTCGAATACGACGGTCGAGGCTGCTTGGCCGGTTTCCTTTGCGACCGATACCGTGCAGTTGGCGTTTAGCACGCCTAGTGGCTGCCCGGCCCCAGTGCCATTGATGAAAGCGTCGTCCATCTTGAACGCGATTTCTTCTGGGAACAGTTCGCCCAAGAGCGTGATCGCTCCGACGTCGCCATCTTCCTCTAATTCTTCTGTTGCATATCCGAGGGTTGTGAGCTTATGTGCGGTCAGTGTGAGCTTGCCACCCTTCGGGGCTGAAGCCGTAAGGGTCGCCCCTTCGCCGGTCCAGTATCCACGCACGCCGCCATGCCTCGAACCGTCTACGCGAGATGACTCGACGATATACGGTACCGTTGCTTGCTTTGAAGTAAGAGAAAAGGGGCGAGCACGACTGAACACCATCCCGGTATCATGCGCCTTGCGCAATACTTCGCTCTGATGTTCTGGCGCGACGAGGAATCCGCCCTCAGCATCGGTGGACATATTCATGCCCGTTCCGGTGCCTTTGGTCAGGTACTCGTTGGCCTTGAGCAGACGATCCGGCGCTTGCCTACCCGACTGGCGGGCATAAGCGGCCTTTTTCACGTCATGCAAGAACATGCCGAACCCAAGGGTGCTGTCAGAGAACTCGCTGTATGTGAGGGCGGGGCTATCCTCCCACCGTTCACTCTTGACTGATACCGCTTCGATTTCTTCGCTATGGTCGCGGTTCACTTTCGTCGAACCGATCCCCGCAGCTAGCATCGCTGCGCGCTCGTCATCGCGGGTTGCCTTGATAATTGCCTCGACCCGCATATCCTCCGCATCTTTCGATACGTCTAATGCTGGTCGCGGGGGGTAGGCTTCGCTATGTAGCTCATCGATATCCAGGGCTTTGCCTGATACCTCTACAACGCCGCCGTACATGTCGTCCAAAAATGCTTTGACGGCATCAAGGCTCTTTACGTCGCCGTCAAAACCTTCGTCTTTCAATCGCTTTACAAGTGCTTGCCAATTCATGGCGCAACGACTCCGAATACGGGTCATTGGCACCGACTCTGATTAGGATGGTTGCCGGGAATCGTCGGAAGAACCCGCAAGGTCTAGGGGTCCGACCTATCTATTCGAGGTCCATCGCGGCAGAGAAGGGAGCCGCGAGAATAGATTATCAGAGCCTCAACGGCTCCACTTGCTCCAATACTAGCGGACTGGGTACCGATATTTCAAGCGGCAATCGAATGTTCCAGAACTTTCCCACTTGCCCCAGGTTGCAGCCCTTCGATACGGCTACTGCCAGTGCATCCTGATTCGCGGGAACAGGAACGACCGATAGCTCTACCAATTCCCAATCGGTTATCACCTGCCGAACGCCATCGCCGAAGCGAGATATATCTTTGGACTCGGCCTTGCGTATGCCGCCGTCCTTTACCCGGAAGCCAACAGAAAAGGCATTGAGTATGCCCTGCTGGAATAGGCTCAAGACTGTATCAGCTGCCCATTCCTCGGTAATGGGGTGTTCTGGAGGTCGCTTGGCGAACTCAACACGCGCCGTTACGTCGTCGCTCGTTCTCGTAATCTTGGGAGCCTTGCCGATAGGGAACGATCCTGCATCGTGAGCGAACAACACGACGGGGTTCTGCTTATAGCTGCTGGCATCCATGCCGCCAGGAATCAGTACGTCGCCGTCGCGATCTACGCTGGTGGTAGTGATCCGCGCTACGACCGTTCTGTCTCCTTGCTTTGCTTCTAGTAGGTTCTTGAAAGTAGCGAGCGACTTCTGGCTCTGCCGTTCGCAGATAGCACGCCGCTGTTTCTCGTTTGGGTATTCTGTTTTCATAATATCATCCGACATACAACGAGCGATAAACCGATCATGCGACTCGTTGTTCTCTGGCTTTGGGAGCGGCATTACAGTCGCTTCTTTCCTGTTATGTTCCCCATTGTTCGTTCGTAGCCTTCCATCCACATCATACTCATCTGTTCATCTTGCAGCGTGCAAGTATTAGGCGGCAAACTGTTCATCGCTGCTTCACAACCTAGCTGATAGGCGCGCATGTCGTCTGGTGTGAGTAACGTACCGGCACCCGTTCGCTGCTGCTTATTTTGATATTTGGCGAACATCATATCTCCTTTAGAACCGCCAACATTGAGCAGCGGCAATTGGGATGTATTGGCGGCCCTTGTAGGTCTACATAATCAAAACGAACTGGCGCTCTGCCTTCGACTCGAAGGGTGTCACCGACCTGGAACAATGGTTGATTCAGGCTAAGCGTAATATCAGATTCGCCGTTTGTTCCGTCCCCGTACTTGGCGGCGACTGTACGACATAAAGAGCATGCGCCGGGAGCGAGAAGAAACTTTTTGCCCTCGACTACCCCTGACTGTCTCCACGATTCGAGCGATCCCGCCGTATGTGCGAATGCAGTTTCGGTACGGGCAATGCGTTCGGTACGCCATTTGGCTTGAGCAGAGATGTTCTGTATACGCGCCGCGATCTGTGCGATATTTTCGCCAAGATCGAGTGCTGCTATTAGCTCAGAACGAATGGCCGTCGACAGCGTTTCACTGACATTTCCCCCGATACGCCTTGATGCTGTTTCGACATACTCTTGAGCGTGACGACTTTCGAAGTCGAATGAAAGACCGGCTCCGATTTCGAGAGCAGCAGCTTCGCCACCCCCCTGTACCGCTTGCGGTAGATATAGTCGGGCAATCTCGCCGAGTTCATCAGGCCATTCCGCCTCGCCATCCATAATGTCATCTATTGCCATCGTCAAGATTGCGTTGGTGTTGCCACCCAACTCTATTATCCTTTTTTCGATAGCTTCGATGAACGCGCCGATAGTTCTCATCAGTGCGGAAGCGAAACCGTCTGCGTTGGCAGCGTCGCGACCACCACTAAAGTTCGGATCAGGATTTTGCGTCGTGTCTTGTTTCATAAAGACGCCGAACAGCATGTCTGTATGCGATTCGACCAGCGGCTTGGTTTCGGTTTGCGTGTCTCGAGCATAACCCGCTACCGATAGATCAGCAGTCGTTATATTGGGGTTATGCTGCGGCACGATTGCCCGCACGATTTCGACTACCTGGCTCGATGTAAACCCGACGGCCTTTTCCTCGTCAGTATCTTGCTCGCCAGTTGTCTCGTTATCTTCCTGCGCGTCTTGACCGGGACTCACTCCAAACCTTCCGAACCCTCCGAACCCTGTCGGCATCGGCGGAGGCTCGCGTAATGCAAACTCAATAGGCGTAACCCCGTCTGCGACCAGTGGCATATCAGCTTGAGGGTTATCTATTGACGCATCGCCGTCGTCCGCTCTGACTTCGTTTATCGAGTACCCGCTTCGCAACTTCGAGTCGCGTTCGAGAATGCGTAGCTGCCTGTCCTCTTGTAACGGGTTATCGAATACTGCAAGAAGCTGGTCCGACCATTCAGGGATGAGCCGCTGGTTGATCGAATCCTGCATACGCTGTAGTCGGGGCCAGATACCTATGAGCTTGAACTGGTTCATTGCCTCGCGGCTATTCGCTGCCACTCGATCACTCATTACGAACGACACCGGAACGTCGAGCGCCGCACATACCTGGTCGCGCTTCGATATCTCTGATTGCGTAAACTCAAGCTCGCGGTTCGTCTGGTTTAGTTTGTCAATCTGCACGTCACCGTCAACGAGCGCGGCGTGCTCTCGACGGCGGGACAGCCGACCGAATAACGACCTGAACTCTGAGCGAAACGCCCGCTTCTTTTGCGTGTCGCCCCACCCTTTGCTGTTCTTGATAATCAGATCAGGCGTACCGCCTCGCTCCATTTGGTCTTGCTGCATGACGGCCATCGCATGGTCGGCGTCGATCGTTCGCAGCCATGCTTCTAAAGGTCCGAGGCCGCCCCAAGGATCATCTGGATCATTGAGCTTGAGCCACCATACGTCCTCGATATCGAGCCGCTTCGGTCGTGGTGCTTGCCCGTACTCATAATGGCTAACGAAGTCCGACGGGTGCGGTATGACTTTCATTAGCTGAGGCTGCATGCGCCATAGTTCTGTCGGTGGTCCGTTCGCATCGCTATAAACCTTCTGTACGAAGAACCGACCAAAGATATCGAGATCGCTAAACAGCGACTCCATAAAGCTGTAACCCTCAGACCATCCGTTCACATCGTCGAACAGATCGAGCAACGGGTGTTCGATAAGCTCCGTCAGGTTCTCCATTTGCCCCCTCAAGGACTTTTGGAGTTGCGGGCTAATCGGCGTGTCTGTTCTGCCTCGCAAGTATTCTTTGGTTACGGAATCAATTGCTTTTGTCTGTACGCTCGCAGATCGCCTGACGGCCCCGGTCGTATCCTTGACAAACAGTCGCAGGGGTATTGCAGCAGCCACCGACGCCTTGAGCGTCACGCACTTATAAACCCACCGCCCGTATCGTGAAATCAGGTTCTGCCCCGGTACCCTGCTCATCCCGCCACTATCGCCGCCAAATAGCGCAGAGTATGAGCTTGTGTCGTAGCCCAAGGTGCCTTCGATAGTCGCCGTTGCGTCGTTCAGTCTTTTCGTTCGCGTAGTCAAATCTGTATCCACATTTCCCGGCGATCTACCGGATCTGTAAACCATGCGTCGTCGTCGGCATCATCATCTTCTAGCCCACTAATAGTTACGGGCTGCGGTGCTGCTACACGATGGCAGTTGACGGCTAGAGCTAATGCACATACGCAATCGTCGAACATGCCGTCGGGTGCCGAATACTGGACCCCGGTTCGCTTGTAGTAATGTTCAAAGGATTCTAATTCTGAAACGATGACGCCATCTGGAAAGGCTACCTCGCCTCGCTGGATCGCGACCGCTAACCCCTCCATGAGTTGCTGCTTCGACTTGCTGGTGAAGGTAAAGCCTTCCGCATTCATACACTTGCCCTGGACATGCTCGACGACAGAATCACCGACCCCCGTTGAGTCTATATGCGACGGGGTATCCTTTATCATGCCACATATCCGGTGCGTTGTGTTTAGCCAGTTCGATTGCCAACGCTGGAACGCGGCAACCTGACAGTTATCGTTTACGCCTACGGCGACCGTCCAGTCGTGCGACTTCGCAAGGTCGATCCCCCAGGCAACTACGGGGCCGGGGGCTAGCTGCTGCGTCTTACAGGCGTTGATGTATTCGAGGCCAAAGGGGTTGCTGTCGTCGTCGTTCGGCACCGCCAGGTAGAGTTCGTTGAATACCGCCTCTGGCAGATTGGCCCTGGCGTCGTCTATTTCGTCGCGGTCCAATACCTCGGCATCTACAGCATCCCAACACGTCAACTTCGCATAGTGATGGTTCGCCGCACCAGACTCGGCTTTTCTCGCCATGCGATACGCCCAGTTCTTGCGCCCCTTTACGTTGCCGATGATCCGAACATGACCCTTCGTCGCGGTCAATGTCGACCGTAATGCCCACCAGGATTCCTCGCGGACGCGGCTTGCTTCATCGACGACGGCCCCCCATACGTCCTCGCCGTATAGGTTGTCTGACTTCTCACCAGACTTGAACCACAAGCGACCGCCGTTCGAAAACTGAACGAACATTTCGCCCTTATTCGACGTCCATATACTGCCATCCGGGTCGATGCGCTGGAGCATTCTGGTAATGCGACCATAAGCGATCTGAGCCTGCGGATAGACCGGAGCTATCCACCACCAGTTACGCCCGACCTTCCCCCTATTGATTACCTCGTGCAAGATCCAAACGATACAGGCGACAGTCTTGCCGCTCTTGGTGCTTGCTTCGACGGTCGCATAGCGAGCATCGGTAAAGATTGCGTCGCGCTGCTTTGGGTATAACTTCGGCAGCCTTACAACGATCTCTGGTTTTGCTACCGCATCCATGCGGCTCGCCTTCCGTCTTTAGTCCTGAGCGCCTACTCGTCCAGGCTTGCCCGTAGGATAATCGTTTCCTCTGGTAACCCTGCGTCTGCTCTGGCGTACTTGATATTCATTTGCTCGTCCGACTGGTTCTGTGCTTCCATTGTCGTCAGCGTTCTTATGCAACCATTGACGGCCCGCTGGTCCTGGCTTTCCAAGGCCCATCGCAGCGCCAGATCGAGCGCTTTCACATATTGCTCTTTTCGTTCTTCGACGCCGGGCCATCTTCGGGCAATTGCCCCTCGTAACTTTGCACGGTCAAGGCCGTTCGCCATATCTAGCGACCCGACTCGGGTTCCAATATCACCATTGGGAAGCATTGGGTACCTCTCACTCGTTACGCGAGCCATTGCTTATAGATTGCGGTAGATAAAGACCGAACCATGAACGGCGGTACGCTCATGCCAACAAGATAGCAAGCCTTGCGATTCCAAGACTGCCTTTTCTTCTCGCAGAGTTTGTAGTCATCAGGGAAGGAGCCAAGCCGTAGGAGTTCTTTCCAAGTGAAACGTCTCGGCTCACTACCGTGCAACTGTCCGCCGTAATAGGCAACGATGGTCGCAATAGGATCACAGCCTCGGTTCCTCTTGGATGTAAAGAACTGTTTTTTTGGGTGTGCCTCGCTTAGATACTGGCCCGGTTTTACTGCATTCCAGTATTTGAAGGTGTCGCTCTTATAAGAGAGTTGAGCAGCTTTCAGGTCAACGGTATCGTTGTCGCAATCTCTGCAAGCCGTATCAATAGACACAACTGGTCGTGATGGTAGGAATACAAGCTTCGGATTGTTTTCGCGAGTGCCTACAAAGAAGATTCGAACCCGCGTCTGCGGGACACCACATGAAGTTGCATCAACTTTGAAAACCTGTACCGAGTATCCGTACGACTTTGCTTTTTGAACGATTGCTTTCGCGTACCCTTTCGCTTTCCCGATGAGAATACCAGGCACATTCTCAGCGACGAAAACTCGAGGTCGAATAAGGTCTACCAAATCAAGAAACGAAAAGAACAAATCGTCTAGTCTCTGTGTGGCTTGTCCTTCTCTAAACTTCTTGAGAGTGCCCCATGTCTTATCTCTTAGGCCGGATATACTAAATGAAGAACATGGCGGCGAGCCGTCAAGTAGATCGAGGTCGCAAAGATATTCTGGTATGCCATTTCCCCGCAGGTCGTTGACGAGATCAATAATTGATTGCAACCGATAATGCTTTGGCTTGTGGTTCGCACGATAGACCTCGGCCATTTCAGGGTCGATATCGTTCGCGCCAATGACTTCGAATCCGGCGAGCTTGTATCCCATCGAGGAACCTCCTCCACAGGCAAAGGTCGAGAACACCCGACACCCGTTCGGCTGTATACCCTTGAGGTCATTGAGCTTCCAACCGATATCAGTCATCAAACTCAAATCCACACTTCGGGCACTTGTGTTGCCCGTTGAATGCTTCGCAGTCAATCTCTGATACAGGAGTAGATTGCAATAGCTCGGGGATTAGTGTTTCGATTTCGGAATCCGAGAATGCAATAACTCCACGCAGGTCGCTATCTAGGGAATCAAGAAGCGACCGCAGTGTCTCATTGTCCCACTCTGCCAACTCTGCTGTCCGGTTATCCGCTATTGCGTAAGCGGTCGCCTCAACGCTGTCCTCGTCTACGACGACGGCGGCAAGGTGACTCCAGCCCAACGACCTCGCAGCATCAACTCGCCCATTACCAGCGCGGACGATCATGCCCTCACGCTGAACGACGATGGGAAGTCGTTGACCCCAACGCTTTAGCGAGCTTGCGATTGCGTCGATGTTGCGGGCGTCGTGCTTCCTGGCGTTCGCCGCATCCTGGTTTATGCTTGAGATGGGAAGTGCAAGACCGCGTAACGGCTCGGCGATATAGTCGAACCCCCCTCCCCCATTAGGGGAATCGCCGGAAACTTTACTTGGCGTGGCTTTCAAAGATTGCTCAGCCACTTGCAAACCGATCTATTGACATGATAGGCTCCA